GTTCTCTCAGATTGAGAACACCGATCCAGTAAAGGTGGCTCAGGCGTTTGGGTTGCACTTTGAGAACGATGAGGACTTTCAAGCGTGGATTGAATCCCCAGGCAATCTTGAGGTTCTCTGCGTAGCCCATCACCGTACTCATTTTGGTATTCACGCCATTCCTGCCCCGCTTTGGGATGCGCTAAGATTTAGAAAGGCTGGCACATTACCAGCCGCCGAACATATCTCAGGAGATGACAATGGCAAGTAAAGTTAATTTCAAGATCAGCAAGTCAGAAGCAGCATATATCGAGCATTACTTCTACGGCATCCTTGCCGCAGGTCTTGCTGCACACGAAATCGCTCCACACGATTCACTCAAGGTAGTTGCAGGTAAGGCAGTAGTTGGTGGCTTGCTTGCTCCAATCCTTGCTCGCGTAAACCCTAAGTCACTTGTTAATCAGATTGATGAAGTAACAGGTGCGCCAGCAACTCTCACCGCTCCAATCGTCACCGCCGCACTTGCGGATGCTCAGAAGATTGTTGCAACAGAAGCAACTAAGTAACCTATGGCTAACGCGCTTGATATTGTCCACACGGCACAACAACAAGTTGGGTTTGTTGAAGGCGCGAATAATGCCAACCCTTACGGCGATTGGTATGGCGTACCTAACGCGCCATACTGCGCTATGTTTGTATCGTGGGTATTTGCTCAAAACAATCTCTCCCACTTAGTAGCCGCGCAGACCTCTAAAGGCTTTTCCTACTGCCCTGCTGGATTAGCGTGGTTTCAGCGCAATGGTCAAGTAGTTGCCAAATATGATGGTCAGCCAGGCGATCTAGTTTTCTACTCTTTTGAGGGTAATGGTCAGGCTTCTCATGTTGAGATCATTGTAGGCGCAAGCAAAGATGGTATTACAACAGTAGGTGGCAACACCTCACCCGATCACGCGCTCTCAGCCTCGCAAGCCAATGGGGGTGGAGTTTATCTTCGCCATCGCCCTTATCTTTATGTTATGGCGATTGTTCGCCCTGCCTATTCAACAACTATCAAACCCACTCAGTCGCTAGGCACAAACAAATTAATGGCGGGTGGAGTTGCTTGGGCTACTGCTCTCGGCGCAGGTGGTGTAGCCGTCACTCATAACTCAAACTTTGCCACAACCAAGCCCACAACAACCTTTTCCGCACCCGCATGGAACGCAAGCGATTACAAACCGACTGGCAAAACTGCTGCGGTGCTTGCTGTTGAGAAGGCTCTATTTAAGGCAGGGTTGCTCCCACAAGCCTTTGAGAATAGCGGTTGGTCAGATACCCAAGCCTATGCCGTCAAAACTTTCCAGAGCGCCAATAGACTGCCAGTTACGGGTATTAACCAAGCCACCTATACCGAATTAATGAAGAAGTTGCCATGATTCGATTAAAACTGACCGATCCAAAGGCTCTGACTCTTGCCGCAGGTACAGGCATGACCGCTTGGGGTGCTACGGGATTTTCTACTGATATCAAGAAAGTTTTGATGTTTGTCGTTCCTTCATTTATGGGCGGGGCAGCAGTTCCTCATAACCCAAGCACTTCACCAAATGTTCTTCCTGAATCACATATTTCAACTCCGTATGCAAACAACTTAGAAACCCACTAAGATTGCGCTACAACTTAATAGCAAGAAACGCTTTGCTCTTGGGGAAGGTGCAGGGCGTTTCTGCATTTATGGATACTCCGCTCAGCGTTATCGTGCCGACCTATCGTGATGTTGATTCCCAAGCGGACTTCTTTGAACTCGCCTATGAAGGCTTGATCTAATCCTGATGCCTCTCCTGCTACTATTCCTCTAAGGAGGTGGAGCAAATGGCTCTAGCAGACAAGATAGATCAATACCGCGTAACTCGCTGGGAAAAGTGTCCAGTAGTTTTAGTCGTAGATAAACTTTCTAAAGAAGATCAGGTTGCGTTTAATAAAGCACTTGATAATGGGATATCCACCAATACGATAGTTATGGCTTTGCGTTCAGATGGACATAAACTCGGTCACGAAACTTTGAATAAACACCGCAACGGATTATGCAGATGCGCGACAAAGTAAATGAAATTCTCGCGGACCGTCAAGAAGAGTACGGTGATTCTTATACTAATTTCACTACCATTGGTCGTTTATGGGGTGCTCTACTTCAGATTGAAGAAATACCGCCTCACCAAGTGGCGTTAATGATGGATGCCCTTAAAAGTGTTCGCGTATTTGCTAATCCGCTTCACGAAGACTCTTGGAATGACAAGATCGGTTATATTCAACTAGCGAAGGAAATCGTGGTTAAGCATGGGTCTTGAAAATAAATTAAAAGAAGTAGAATCAAACGAGCAGACTGTTGAACTACGCAAAGCATTACTTCATACGCAGAAACAATTAGCCGATGCTAAGAACCGCAATCTAGAATTATCGGAAGCGACTCGGCGCGGTGCTTATGAAGCAATGATTGCTCTAGGCAAAGTGGCTCCTGTCCCTGCACCTAAGAAAGACCTAAGCAAAGGAAAGCCCGAAGTAGCCTTAGTCCACTCAACAGACTGGCAAGGCGCAAAGGTAACTACTTCATATAACTCTGAGATTATGCGTAAACGCGTAATGCAGTTCGCTGAAAAGATTGTAACGCTGACTGAATTGCAACGCGTTCATCACCCTGTCAGAGAATGCGTAGTTATGTTCGGCGGAGATATGGTTGAAGGCTTATTCAATTACCCTGCGCAGTTATGGCAGATTGATGCTTCGCTTCACGAACAATGGGTCAATGTATCTCGCCTCTTAATGGATTTCGTTAGAGTAATGCTTGCTAACTTCGAGAAGGTAACTGTCGTAGCCGAATGGGGCAATCACGGAAGAATCGGCGGAAAGCGAGCCGAGGTTCCTAAGAGTGACAATGTAGATCGAATGTGTTATTCGTTCGCTAGAACTATGCTTCTTGAAACCGAGAAGCGTTTGACTTGGGAAGATTGCCCCGAAGATATTCAAGAAGTAGCAGTCGGTAACTACCGCGCTCTCCTAATGCACGGAGATGAGTTAGGTCGCTCAGGATTTGCTTCGCCTTCCGCTTGGATTGCCGGTGCGAATCGCTGGAAGGCTGGCGCACACGATTATGATTTCCACGATATTTACCTTGGACATTATCACCGACACGCACAGGAGCCGATTCAAAAGAACTTCAATCTTTACTGGACTGGCTCAACGGAATCGGACAATCGTTACGCGAGAGATTCTATGGCTGCTTCGGGGCTACCTTCTCAGCGACTTCACTTCGTTGATCCCGAAAAGGGAAGAGTGACTGCCCAGTATCAAGTCTGGCTTGATTAGTCTTCTAAGTCTTCGTCTCCGTAGTCAGAAGTGTGAAGGCTCATAACTGTAATATCAATGTCGTTTTCTTTAGCAACGAGTACGCCTTCTTTGAATAGATTAAGAGTGCGATTACACAGATCGTCCATAGCATCAGGATAAGCAAGTTCAGTCTCGATATTCACAACGAGTCCACCGCAACGAAGTTCAATATGAGTGTATGCCATAGCCCGATTGTAGCGGTGAAGCTTCATAACCCAGCAAATGACCCTTAAAACTAGAGCAGGGCACCGCGTGTCTGGACTTGCTTTACAGGGCCAGCCTGTATAAACTGAACCCCTAGGCACGCGTCGGGGGTATATCCAAGGATAGCCCGACAGAAGTGAAAAAACTAGAAGTCAGGTTAGTAAAACTGGTGAAGCGATTTATTCATATAAATCCCTAGGGAAATAAATCGCGTGACAGAAAACTAATACTCACTAATTACATAAGTCAGTTGGGTAGCGAAGTGAAAACATCATTTCCCCGAAACCAGCAATATCAGGTCTTATCGGGTTCGAAATAATAATGTTGATTGAGTAACTTAGGTATCACACGAACGACGCCCGAACCAGTTCTAGGTTCCGTGAAACAAATCCGCGAAGACCTGATTATTCAGCGAGCGAGTGACAGATAAGTTTCTAGCGCAACGGTCAAGTGATTAACCATATAGCGAATTACTGGCGAATCAAATCAAGGGAATAAATTCGAAACGGCGCGCATACTAAAAATGCGTGCCGTCTCACGGAACGCCGAACCGTGACTGATGAGAATAGGCAATTGCAAAGGGAGATAGAAATGGCACTACATTGGAATATCGAAAACTGCTCAGACTTCGCAGGAATCACTGCAGAAGGTAAAGAGTGGGGAATTACAAATTCATTGATATGGGCAACTATGACGGTGAATATGAACGCGATCACAGAAGAAAATTATGTTGAGTTCTATGCTCGACTCAAAGCCGTTGAAGCAACTTTCGGCGCGCTCGCTAATGGTCCTGACGGTGATTACTTCTTTACTCTCGAAGATGTCAAGAAGCGAATCGGCTTATATACCAATTCAACGAACAAGACTATTAGTCAATTCTTCAAGCAACTAGAAAAGGTAGTTAAGCAAGAACTAGCCAAAGCATAGGACGAAACCGCCTTCGGGCGGTCTAACGGTAATTGCCGTTACTGATGAGTCCATCAGAAAACAAAGGGAGATACAAATGTCAGAAGCAACAGTAAACACAACCGATTCAGCACCTCTTACACCACTTCAGGTAGCGGAGGCATTCATCGCAGAAAATAGCGTTGAAGTGATTGCTGAGGAATTCGCTAATTACCACAAAGCAGTTGAGTCAAAAGATGCATTGATTCAGTCGTTGCGTAATTCCAATACTTATCAACGCCAGCAGTTGAATGACTTGATTGCCACAGTGCGTTCTTTCATTGTGGAGCACGTCACTAATGACGACTCGGCTTCTGTTGATGAGTTGAAAGAACTAGCGACAGACTGCGACATTGAACTGACTAAGGAAGTTACTGTGTCCTTCACAGTTCAGGTTGAATACACATATACCGCGCCGATTGACTTTGATGTTGAGATGATTGACGAAAGCAATTTCGATGTTTCTATCAACACATACGGAGTCAGCGACGATCTAGACGAAACCAACGAGTCCATTGATATTTGTGACTTCGATGTACAGGAAGATAACTAATGAAAAACAAATACATACTCCGACGCATTATTGCGTTGCTCGTAATCGTAGGAATCGTTTGGGCGTTAGGGGAATTGACTACGCCCAAACGATGCGATGTTCCTCTGTCCAAGATGAGCCAAGGTTGTAAGGATTTCTTATACCCGTGAATCCTTGGACTAAGAAGTGGATTGAACTAGCACTTAACAATTATCAACTCGCGTTAGATAAGGACGACCCGAAAATTACTTGGGCTGTCCTTATCAACACGCAAACGACAATCAACGGATATGTCGAGCAGGCATATCAAGAAATGAAAGAAGGGGAAACAGAATGACTGGAAACGAAAGGCAACTAGCCGCATCAAGAGCGAAAACAATTCTCACCAGAAGGCACTTTAACGAATATCAAAGTATCTATGTTGAACAATTAGCAATGCTCGGTGTTGAAACTAGGCACAAGACACGACAAGAAAGGATCGCCGAACTAGAGCAAGCAATCTCTGTATTGAAAGAGGAAGGAAAGTGAGTGCTTGCGGTATGTGCTCTATCACTAACGCGCGACTGTTCAAGCGGTTCTATATGAACTACAAAATATATGTGTGCAGAAAATGCACTTTAATCCATCAAGAAGAACTAGACACAGAGGAGAAGGCAAATGACAATATCAATTAAGCACGATTTACACTTCGAAACGATCATAGATGAAAATAATGAAACGGCAAAGAGACTGTTAAAACTGCCACCTGAAAATCAAAGAATGATGTTAGAGGCGATGCTAGAAGATTTAGTAGCACCAAAACTTGCTTCCATTCTTGATGAGTTGAATGAGCGCAATACTTGGGCTGAATTGAAAGTAGTTGGAGGCGGTTATGTCTAAGAAGACTGGTTTCATTACTTGCGGTATCTGCAAGAAAGAAGTAGTGCGCGGTCAATATGCGCAAGGTTTCTTTTGCCGCGATGCTCAGTGCATCAACTCAGAAGATAACTACTTGAAAGACTAAGCCGAAACGCGGAGTGCCGTCACATTCCGCGTCTAGCAGTAATCGCTGCTACTGATGAGGCTACTCACAGAATAAGAAAGGGAAGTAAAATGGCTAGAAGATCAACAACCAGTTATGCAGAAAAACTCAGCGACGGCTCACGCGCTATCGCTGGAAACCGTGAAGTGCCCTGGAACAGAATTGGCGTACAGACTGATGGCGCTATGACTGCCGAGGAAGCGTTGTCAATGGCGCAACTTGACTGGCGTGTTAAGGTCAGCGATGAACCAGTCGGCGTAGAGATCGGCGGTGAATTGCTTCAAGTAGAAAACAAGTTCATCACATACCGCGAGCATCCAAAGCAGGGTACTCAGGCTCTCGGCGTAGTTGGTAATCGTTATACGCCGATTCAAAATACAGAAGCATTTTCATTCCTCAACCACTTGGTTGATGATGCAGGTGCGGTATTCCAAAGCGCAGTATCGCTAGGCAACGGAGAGAAAGTTGCTATCGTGATGAAGTTCCCTGAAACAATGACGTTTGCTAACGGAACTGATGGCATTGATAAATACATTATTGCCACCAACAGTCACGACGGCTCATCATCATTCACAGTAGCGGTGACTCCGTTGCGTTTGACTTGCACGAATCAAATTCGGTTAGCAGTTCAGAAGGCGAGTTCCAAGATTGCGCTGAAACATACTTCGGGCGCAACTGGCAAGGTTCAGCAAGCACGCGAAACTCTAGGCTTGGTATTCAAGTATCAGGAAGCGTTTGAGCAGGAAGTTGAAAAACTCCTGTCTATCAAATACACCGATGCCGACTACAAGGCTTTCGTTGAAAAGTTGATTCCTGAGCCAACTGGCAACGGAGTAACGGAACGCAAGGTAAATGCAGTAATGCAGACTCGCGCTGATCTCACGAAGTTGTGGAAAGCACCTACTCAGCAGATCGTTGCTGGTACTGCGTGGGCTGCCTATAACGCAGTCGCAGAATACGCAGACTGGTTCAAGCCAGTACGCGGAAACGAGGATAAGTTGATTATCCGCGCTGAGAAGTCACTTGGTGGCGACTCGTCATTGAAGCAGAAGGCACAGTTCCTTATCAACGCGTAGTTATACATATACGCAAGTAAAAATCGGGGCTAGAAACCCTGTCTAACGCGTTGAATACTGTTTAGGGGTAAAGGGTTAAGGCAAGCAATATCAAAGGCTCTAACGGCTTTTTGCGCCCTTAAACAGTATGCGTGTTATGTCGCGCCTTCCTCTAGATTTACAGGACAACCCTGTAAAGTACAACCGCAACACCAACTACTAACGGAAGGCAATATATGAAGAAAGTCAGAGTCAATGTCACAGTTGATTGGAACAAGCAAATCCTTGATGCCACTAAGCCTAGTGAAGTCAAAGCAGGGATCGTTGATGAATTAGAAGGCATCGTGCTTCACGCCTTCGCAGACAATAATCCAAGCGATATCAAAATTCGCTTCCTCCGCAATAAAACTAAATAAAGAAAGGCAGTTATGTTGTCAGACGACACACTCTTGACCATCACGGAAATAGCGAAACTTCTTAACATCAGCGAAGCAACGATTACTTCGTATAAAGCGCGTAATCAAATGCCGAAGCCTGATATTAAGTATTCGCGCACTCCATTATGGACATACAAAACAATCAAAGACTGGCGTGCACCTGTCACGCCTGAATAACAAAAACGGAAGGCAATCCAATGAGTAATGCACTACTAAAAGTACAAGACGATCAATCTTGGTGGGACGACAAGCAACTTGCCGCACTAAAGCAGATCGGATTAGCCGATGCACCGAAGCCTGAATTAGCAGTCTTCTTGCATTACTGTCAGCGAACAGGATTAGACCCATTCGCTCGGCAGATTTATATGATCAATCGCGGTGGCAGGTACACCATTCAATCCAGCATTGACGGATTGCGTATTGTCGCTCAGCGTAGCGGTGAATATGCTGGTCAAGCCGAACCACTATGGTGCGACGAAAATGGACAATGGACTGATGTTTGGTTGAAGTCCACACCACCATTTGCTGCGAAAGTCGGCGTATATCGTAAAGGTTTCGCTGAACCACTATGGGCAGTTGCGCGTATGGATGCCTATGGTCAAATCGGTAAAGATGGCAAGCCGATGGGGTTATGGGCGAAGATGCCTGATGTAATGCTTGCTAAATGCGCTGAATCTCTTGCACTTCGCAAAGCATTTCCTAACGATCTATCAGGTATTTATACTGCCGAGGAAATGAATCAGGCGGATAACGCACCAGTGCAAGTCAAAGCGATTGAAGTGCAAGAAGTCGCAGAGCCATTTGACGGCACACCATTAGCAACAACCATCGGTCTAGTTAGCAATATGGAAGTGCTAAAGAAAATGTGGAATGCCAACGAAGTTGATCTTGATATCGAGTTCAACTACAACGGCACTACTACAACTCTGCGCCAAATTATGCTCGCTCGCCGTACAGAGATTATGGAGAATCAAAATGCCTGATCTAGAAACTCACTGCTTCTGGTGTGAAAATACAATGCGTAAGTATGAGGGTATATGGATTGATGATTACGGCGATGAAAATTGCCGTTTTCACCCTGTTGCATTTGATGTTCTAACATTAAAGAGCACAGGTAAATCTGCTAAGCATCAAGACTTCTATGAAGTTCACGTAATGATGCGTACCCATTATGAAAATATGGGAAAACCAATCAAGCAGACTAAGCGCGGTTCGCTGCGCTTAGTACGCAACAATGCAACAGATACATCTATTGAAGCAGCCAATTCAATAAACGTAACTGGATTGGAAGAAATGGTCTTGCGTGCAATCAAAGATGCAGGAGAGCGAGGAATGACTGCCGATGAATTACGCAGTTGCTTCCCTCAACTCTCTTATTCCTCTGTTACTGCTCGACCATCAACTTTGAAAGCGAAAGGGTTGATAGTTGATTCAGGCAGAAGGCGTACTGGTAAGTCAGGTCGCTCGCAAGCAGTTCTAATCGCCAACTAATAAGGGAGTAGGAATGTCCGATGAAAACATTACAAGATGCAGTTGTGGGGAATGGCGTTGGGGAAACAACCCATGCAATCACCTACAAAAAAGAAGTTACTCGTGCGCGGTCTGCAACGCACCGATTGATAATCACATCGTGGACGATAGTTTCTGTTCTAAATGTGCCCCTATCTACAACAGAGGAGGAAACAACTCGTGGCTGAAATCCTAACCCCTGTATCTGTTGAACGCAGATTAGTCAATCTTTCTAAAGAGATTGATGAAGGACACAAACAACTGAGTGATGCTGAATATGGTTATCACCAAGCCAAAGTGGAATATGAAATCAAGATCGCGGAAGTCAGAATGTCTTTGAACGAATCAGGGATAAAGATGAGAGTCCAAGATGTTGAAGATATGGCACTTATTCAATGCCGTAGTGAATATACGGTACTCAATATCGCTGAGGCTACCGTGAAAGCAGCGCGAGCCAACGCGAATAGATTAAGAACGCAGGTAGATATCGTGCGCTCTGTCGGGACTTCCGTCAGGGCATCGTTAGAGGTATAAGGGGATATAGATGGAATCAGTAGCAAATACAATCTTGAAAGCAGTTATCGGCTCAGGTAAAAATAGTGAACGCTCTAAGCAGGTGAATATAGGACCTTCCGAAATTGGTGGGTGTCGCCGTAAAGTTTGGTATAAATTGCATAATCAACAATCAACTAATCCCAGCACTCTGCGACTTGCTTCCTTTATGGGTACTGCCATTCATCACGCTATTGAAAATGCGTTGAAATCACAAGACCCATTCGGGGACTCTTATGAAATGGAAGTTGAAGTAGAACACGAAGGATTGACTGGTCACGTCGATCTGTATATTCCTTCACGCGGTGAAATCGTAGATTGGAAAACAACCAAACTACGCAACCTTGCTTACTTCCCTTCTCAGCAGCAACGCTGGCAGGTGCAGTTGTATGGATACCTACTGGAAGCGAATGGAAGAACTGTCAAGACAGTCACACTTCTAGCGATTCCTAGGGACGGCGACGAAACCTCCGTAAAAGTTCATAGCGAGCCGTATGACCGCGAAATTGCGTTGAACGCCCTGTCGTGGCTTAAAGAAATCAAAGACTTCACAGGACAACCTGCGCCCGAAAAAGACGCGTCATTTTGCGCGAATTATTGCGGATATTACGATGCTACTGGATTAGTCGGTTGCGCAGGTGTTGGAAAAAAAGATATCGCTGACTCTGTGATTATTGATGATCCCGAAATCAATCAAGCCGCACAAGACTACCTGACTTACGGCGAAGCAGAGAAGGCGTATAAGGAAAAGAAAGATGGGGCAAAGGCTATGCTTGAAGGGGTCACAGGGGTAACGCTTGATGGCGTGACTATCAAGTGGAGTTCTGTTTCAGGTAGAACATCAACAGATGAGGCGCGAATCATTGAACTGCTTGGGTATGTACCCACTAGGCAGGGCGAACCGACTACGCGATTAACAATTAAGAAAGGGAAATAATGTCTTGGGTCAGAATAGATGACAACTTCGCCGACCACCCAAAGGTCGTTGAATTATCTGATAGTTCGTTTCGTGTATATGTAGAAGCATTATGTTACGCGAATCGCTTTCTAACAGATGGTGCTATTGGGTATGTTGCTTACAACAAAATGAACTGGAATGAGCAAGATGCCGAAGACTTGATCAGAGTTGGATTATGGGAAAACGATCCCGACAACTTCCAATACTTGATTCGCTCTTATACGGAATACCAGCCTACTAAGGAGAAGGTATCTGTTAAGCGCGAGCAAGCGCGTGAGCGTGTTAAGCAATTCAGGGAGAAAAAGCGCGCTCATAGCGATAGCGGTGAAACGCAAATGAAACGCGAAAGTTATCCTTCCCCAACCC